TGCAGACTTGTCACCGATTGCGTCGATGTCGAGAAGCAGAGCGAACACACGCAGCTTACCTGCGGTGAACGAAGCTCCCGTACCAGCAACGGTAACGTCAAGCGTTTCAGCTGCGCCAGAGACATAGGGAGTAGCGGCAGCGGCCATGGGAGCGTAGTCCCCAACCGATGCGCCATCAATGTCAAAAGCTGCAACCCACTCATCGTCGTCAGCAGCAACCCCAAGGTCAGCCGTTGCGTCAGTGCCAGTATTCTGGACTGCTACTTCGGTAACCTCAAGACCAGCTGTGAGAACCATGGTGTTTGCAGGGATCGAGATGACTTGGATAACGTCGTCAGCAGACGGGTCTGCTCCAACCGCTACAAGATCAACCTCTTTCTCTACGAAGTAGGGTTTCTTACCCGGATTGCCGGAATTACCCTCGGCTTGGACATAAGCGCTAATAGTAGCCATTTCTTATACTCCTTATGCCACGTTGTACTTGGCAGTAACGATAGCTTCGGGACGAAGAATCTTACGACCATAAAGGTGCATACCACGAACAATGTCAGCGAAGCTGTCAGGGTCACGATACGTTTCGGTCTGGTTCATCTGCTCAGCCGTAGCAACAGCAGAGTCATGTACAGCAACGATAACACCGTAGTTCGCGTTCTGGTTAGCGGAACCGCTAGTGCCGGGGCCAGTACCCACGACGGGCAGGTTGTTCGACATGTAGACGCGGAAGCCATTCCAGTTCGGGAGGATCAGACCATTGCGCAGTGCACCGGCCTCACCATAGTCGGCATTCAGGAAACGAGAATCCTCGTCACACAGAACTTCGTACATAACCGGATCAATGATCAGGCTACGACCTGCCTTATCAACCTGCTGCTGGTCGAGCAAACGACCCATGCGGGCGATGATGGTGTGCGGAGACACGACTGCGGTCGGCAGTGCGGTAGCACCAGGAAGACGGGGAGCAACAGGAATCGAGTGGTCACCAGCGGAGCCAGTGGTAATCGAGCCGAAGTCGCCCTTCTTCAGTTTCATGCTGGACAGGAGTTCATCCGAGCCAGCGGTGTCTACAGCCTTGGTGCCGTTAACTTGGTCGTTAACAGTGTCTGCGTTGGTGTGCAGAGCGGACTGCTTGTAGCCAGACAGGTAACCAAGAACTTCCTGGTCGTACTGGTCAGCCAAGCGATAAGCTGCACGGTTAGTGGCCAAGTCCATGAAGTTAACATGAGAATGTGCTTCTTCAATGTCATCAACTTTAAACGCGAAGTAGTTCGCTTTGTCAATGACGAGCGAGAAATCCTCATCGTCCAGGTCTTGAGCACTGATCTGAGTGCCACGCTTATACTCTTGAACCGAAATTTCAGGCTCTTTGATGATGCGAACAGTGTCACCTTGTGCACTGATTTCACCGAAGTAGTCGGAGTTAGTTACATCTCCAGCTACGGTAGCTTTGCGGAAGGCAAGTTGTACCTTCTTGGAATAAATAACCGAGGAGAAATTACCGTTCGGTAGATTTCCATGTCCCGGTGCTGTGGGAAAAGCCATATTAATTCTCCTAAATATGTTGGCTCTTTGAAAGCTTACTATACTTAAGGGCTGATCTACGTTGGGTGGTGTTGTTGGTTCGGTTGGCCGACCTTACCGATAACAGGCCAATGTTCACAGGTAGTCTTATGCGTAAAGCTTTTCCATGTGTGGGGTTATCTAGCCCCACCAGTCAAGTCGTAATTGAAACGACCCTCTCTCATTGCCTCAACAATAGCCTTCTCATTATCGAGAAACCATTTATCGCTATTCTTTTTAATTTGAGATTCTGAGAACGAAGGCTTGTCGTCTGTGCTAATCTTGGTTTGCCCCGACCTGGGGTTAACCTCTGTAGCTGCCGATTTAGCCCTCTCTTTTTTTGCAGAAACAGTTTGCCCAGTATCTACCTTATAAAGGTTAAGCACACTGATAACTGCTTTAGCATCATCCTGGTTTTCATACAGGACATCTTGTACCCACTTGGACTGTTCTTCAGCCCATGTGTGGAATTTATCATCTGCCCGCAAGTCATCGAAATCAGGGTGGGCTTTTCTAATAGCATCTTCTGCCTTAGCCCGTTTGATTTCTTCTCGCTCGCGGTCAATATCTTTCAGACGCTCATCTGCCTTAGCAAACTTTTCTTCAGCCTTCTTGTAAGCAATGCTTTCCACAATGGCTGCAGCG